GGTTAGATGAATTAATTGTTTGGTTTGGCCAAGTGCCTGTGATGGTCACGTTTGTACCGGCTACTAAATTTGGTGTTGTTGTCCCAGTGCCGCCATTGGCAATCGGCAAGGCCGTGCCGGAGTAGCTGATCGCCAGCGTACCGGACGTGGTAATAGGGCTACCGGAGACGGACAAGAACGCCGGAACCGTTGCCGCCACGGATGTGACCGTTCCGCCTGCGCCGGTGGCCGATAGCGTACCGGCAGCGAATGAAACGCCCGAACCAATGGTGACGTTGCTAAATCCGCCCGATCCATCACCATAAAGAATAGATGTTCCGCTTGTCAAGGTTGACCAGGTAGGCGCCGCGCTTGTGTTTGCAATCAATACTTGTTTAGCTGTGCCAGCCGCAGTAAACGCATAGGCCGTACCCGTGCCATAAGCAACGCCATACGCCGTAGGGGTTGCCGTGCCGTTAGTACCACCACTAGCAATTGCAAGCTTTCCGGAAAGCGTTACCGCGCCCGTGGTAGCCGTGGCGGGGGTAAGTCCAGTAGTGCCGCCCGACCAACTTAAAACGCCGGTGTTACTAATAGTGACGTTGCCCGTAGAACTAGATGCCGATATACCCGATCCGGCAATGATAGATAAAACGCCCGTGTTACCAATGGTGACGTTACCCGTTGCGCTTGATACGGAAATACCCGAACCCGCAAGGTTAGACAAAACACCGGTATTAGCAACAACAATTGTTCCCGACCCATTGGTAACCGATATGCCCGCGCCGTAACCTAATGTGTTAAGGGTATACCCTGATCCATTGCCAATCAACAATTGCCCATTGGTTGGGATAGTCGTTAGCCCCGTCCCGCCGGATGTGACAGGCAAAGCACTTCCAAGGTTTATGTTTATGAATGACGGGCTCATTAACCAAAGCAACCAAGCCTGTGAAGGTCTACCCGTAGTCGGGTCAAGAAACGCCGAATACGGGATGTTAATGTTGGTGTTTGGCATTGTTGCCATTAATTTTCACCTACGCTTGCTTTTAATTCGGCGGACACAATAACGGCCTTAATCGGATCGGTTATTACAACTTCAAAAATCCTATCACGCGCCCAACCCAAACGCCTCCAAAGCGCACGGTTAGCATATTGCCCTATTTTTCCGATAGTGACCCAATGTTCGTTTGACCAAGTGCTACCACCATCATTAGACCAACGCAACATGGCTTGTGGGTCATTTCCTTGTACGGCATTTTCTAATTGTTCTGCAATTAAAAAATCATTAGCTTCGGTAATTAAATAATCTCCATTTTCGGTCATCAAATAAATGGTTTCAGCAATTAATAAACCATTTAATCCTACGCCTGGTTGAAACTGAATCTGAAATGATTCAAAATATTGGCGTTCTAAATCCGTTGTCAAATGCGGCGCACGGCGCATACGGCGAATCACCGCACCATCTTCCGTGTATACATTATTTAATATTTTGTATATTTTGCCGTTTTCGTAATCGCCAACAATGTATTCGTTGTTAAAGAAACATCCGCAATTAGAACGATGGCGCTTATAAACGGCAAGATTTGAATCCCAAGAAAGCCATTTATGCCATTGTTGAGTTGAACCGTCATAAACCCAAGTAAGGCCATATTTGCCTACGCTTGGAAACGTTACAACGTACATTTCGTGACCTTCAATTTGATAAGTAAAGGCTATGGCATCGCTAGTCACATAATTGGTAATTGATTGTTCAACCGCATGGGTAGAAAACTTTTTGTAATCGTAGTTAACCATTGCTTCAATGGTTGAATCGCCCCTAGTGTCTTTGCAAACCAAAGCAAAAGAACTACCAAAACGGGCTACGGAAAATGTTGCCCCGCAGCCACCTTGAACAGTTGTGCCAGGAACACGGGCAAAAGGAAACGTTGTAATCCCCGCAATCACATTGCCAATGTCCGTCCAAACTTCCGTGGTTACGTCTTTAAGCACATAGACTTGGCGGCGATCAACAATTAATCCCGTAATGTTGTCGGGAAAGCCATTAGCCGAACCATAAAGGGCTTGTGTTGAAGAACTAGAATTTAAATCGGTACACGCCCAATTAAACGTGTTTGGTTGGTTATAAACGTTGTATCCATCAACGGAATCAACAACATTAGCACCTTTCCACGGGCCATCGCTACCCGCTAACGTTGCAAATGTATTTGAAGATTCAATCCATGTGTAACGATTTATTCCATCTACGATGTAGGCGGTCATGCCATTGTTAGTTACATTGTCCGATATGGACACTTGACCGGACGTTGTGCCTAATGTACCAATTGAAGTTGCCGTGTAATTTTTATCAATTTTGTAAACCGTTGCACCCGCTACGGCAATTATGTAATCTTCATTTGACAAAGTATGAAGTCCACGAACTTCATTTACATCAAGTTGGGCAATCTTCACCAACCCTGGCGTTGGATACATCGCCACAACGCCCCTTGCACCTGGTTGCTTCGTAGGGTCAATTTCGCAAAAGAAATTAATGCATTCTTGTGCGTCTTGGTAAATAGATGGGGCTTCGTAGGAAGCACCGACAAAGCCAAAATCGGGCATTATCTGAAGCCCCCATCCATAATATATCCGGCATCTTTAGCCTTACCCATCATCAATGCATCTGGGTAACGTGCAACTTGTGCGGGTCGCATATTGGTGCGTTTAATCGTGGATTTGGCTTGTGCCGCATAGCTAGTAATCAAAGCAATTTGCGTTTGGCTAGATTTACCAAACATCGGCATTAGGCGTTCAGCAAGACACCAACGCAACGCCATGTTGTAGCCTTGTGGCAAAGTAATTGTGTCGTTTATGGTTTGATATTGCCTAAAAATGGTTTGCGTAAATAGATGCAATTCGCCTTGTGATGGGTTGGGAAATACATATATTGTGCCAAGCGTTTCGGCTGGCATATAGTAGATCATCTTTGCCCAAGGGCCGTTTAATTGCTTAATGCCCAACTATTCGTATTCTTCTAGGCTAAGAATCGCCACGGGATAGTCCAAGTATCCACCGGCAATGTTAGACCCGCCTTGCGTAGTTGCAACCCGTACAAAGGCCGATTCAATGTTTAGTGGACGTTCGTAATAGGCGCTAACCGTGGTGCTTGAAACGGTTTGATAAATGCTAACGGTATAAGTACCCGCTTCGTTGACGTTGCCGCCAGCGCCCGTTCCAAAGCCTACAATGGTTGTTCCGGCGGTGATGCCCGTACCGGAAAGTGTCATGCCCATCGTAACTGCGCCGTAAGTTATGCTTATAACGGTTAAAGTATTGCCGGAAATAGAACCAACAAAGGTAGCGCCTACGGAACCGCCAGGGCCAAGGGTATATTGAACGGTGTTTTGGACGGTTTTAAAAATAATTTCAGTCCGGTAAAAGACCATCATATTTTCGTTAGACCATTGCGCCAACATATCGTTGAGCATATCTAAACCGTCTTGTGCCTCATCAGCCGTTGGCACTTCACCGGCGGCAACTGCGCCAATGTCTTTCATTGCGCGGGTGATGATGTCAATCGGTTGAGTCATAAAATATCCTTAGACCCACGGCAAAGCGGGCTCATTTTTTACGCGGTTAATTTGTTCAGCAACTTGGGCTTCGCCGTCATTTTTAAGATGCTTAACTATAGATTGCTCGTCACCGTTAACATCTAACCACGTAATTGTTTTAGGCGCAAAACACCAATCTAGCACTTGTTGTTCGGTCAATTGATCGTAAGCTGTAAAGTTATCGCTACGAACAAGATCGCAGATACCAGAGCAAGCAAAACCTTCAGCTTCACAACGCCAATGAACGTGTGTTACCACATTATCTTGAGTAACCACTAATTTTTCAACAGACCATATATATTTCATAATATTTACCTTGAAAACCAATGCCCGCTAAAAATAGACCCGTCGGTTGCTAAAAGACCAACAGTATCCGCGCCAATACCGGAAACAACTATTTGCACATACGCATAGTCACCTAAAGTCATATCAACAATTACAGAGCCATTTATAGTTATATAACCGCTACCATCACGTTGATTTGCAAAACTTCCACGATAAATTTCGTATGTTCTACTTGTCGTTGCAATTCTTATTACGGCGGTTGTTGAATTAATCGGAACATTTAATTTAACGCAACAATCTAAGACATATTTACCTGTTTTTAACGGAGTAAATCTGCCCGTTGCTAAACTGTATTCATTTAAATAATCATAAACTTTGGAGTTAAAAAGAATTATGTACTGTGTGCCATTACCAGTAACATTATTTACGTCTGCGGTTAATGCGTAAGAAAACGCTGAAGGTTGGTAATCAAAACTTGCTAACATTCCCACAGACACAGGAACACTTCGACCCGTTGCGCCGTCGTTAAAAATATTTCCTGTTGCGCCATTTGGGATCATGTTGCGTAACGATGCCGCGCCAGTAAACGTAGAAGCGGCAGATACCATGTTAACTACAGTAGCGCTTGATCCAGTTAGTGTGTCCGCAGAAATACTACCAACGCCAGACATAGTAACCATGTTTGTTACGTATTCTGCATGGTAAGTATTTACCCGCAAAGTATCGTTTTCTAAACGAATACCAGAAGGTAAAAGATGTGTTGCCGATCCCGCAATAGTGCCGTTTTGAAAATCAAGAACAAAACCACCTACTGATGAAATTTGAGTTACTAAAATTCCAGCCGCAGTTGACGCTGTTGAGTCTGAAAAAATTTGTACTTCTTGCAATCTAAGATATGCCGCGCCGCCATAACCATTGCTGTACAAAAATCCATACGGCGTTGTGCCATCAAATTGAATTAAAACATTTACAAGGCCACAAGTTTCTTGCCATGCTTGCGAGTACATCGGCGCAATCATGTTAAAACCTCTAGCGTCAATGTACATATTTTTAATGTAGGAGCCAAACATTGACGTTGTTCCATTGCTTGAATGAAACATATAGTCAGCGGTAAAACCAGACAATGGCTTTATCGTTACACCAGCATAATCACCGTTCCCAACTAACGACACTCTATTGGGAATAGTTATTTTGACGCTAATTTTATAAGTTCCAGTAGGAAAATAAACAGTGGCGCCAATAGACCCCGCCACAGCAACGGAAGCAGCCGTAATAGCTGTTTGAATTGCGGTAGCAGAATCAGTTGTACCAGTTGGGTCTGCACCATAGTCAAGCACATTAAACGGCGCGCCGTTTATCATGGAATAGCTTACTTTTGTGAGCGACATATTTATACCTGGTATGTAATAGAGAAAGCAATGCTTGCCGTAGCCCCTGTGCCTGTAATTGCGTATAGCGCTGTTGAAATAGCGCGTATATTAAATGATGTTGTGTATCCGGCGTTTCCAGCGCTTCCAACACTATTTGGTAAAGCGGTGTATGGTAAACCAGTAACCATTTCTGATCCACCATTTACGGCTACTGTAGTTGACCCAGAAATTAGACCTTTAACATACACCAAATTACCAATTCTTGTGTACGCTCCGCTAGAACTAAATGTGCCTGTAAGCACAATCCCCGCGCCTTGTCCTGGTGTCCAAGTACCTTCTTCATACCAATTGAGCAATTGGCTTGTTTTACCTGCTGCGGCGCTATTGGCGGTAAAGTTAAAACCTTTAGCTGCGGTTCCTTGAATTACATTGCCGGTGCTTAAAGTTTGGTCGCCAGTAAACGATTGGGCGGCATCGGTTCTAGCGGCGGTGAAATTAGCGTCAGGAACGGTTACGGTTCTTGTTGATGCTGCCGATGGCCCCGATACTTGCAAAATTCCCGTTGTTGCTGCGGCACGAATGTTTCGAACGGTTAAATCATTAGTAGCAACTTTTACTGTAGCACTTGATTGAACAATCGGCAAAACCTCTGTTCCAGCCAACGGTGTGGTTGCGGAAGTAAGAGCGGATATTTTTGTGTTAGCCATGACCAATCCTTATCAGTTGTACATTACTTCAATTAAAGAAGTTAAAGGTGGCGCGGTTGAAAATGTAAGTGTTGTGCCACTTATATCGTAAGTGTTTTTATTTTGATAAACACCATTAATGTAAACAAATGTGTAGTTTTCACCTAATGAGGCCGCGCTTAACGTAAACAAAGTTTGTGATCCATTACCCGTAAAATTTTCTATTTGATAGCTTGCCGCACCAATACCGCTAATATTGTCGTAAGTGCCAATTAATGTGCCGGTTGCATCGTTAATAACAAACTTATAAGGCGTTGCAATTAACCAAATTTCACCGCTAGAAACGCGACCACTTGAATTAAGAACAATTGGATTTGCTTGTGCTATTGTTGCGGCAGAGGATATATAAGTAACTTGTGGCGTTGTTGTTCCTGCCGTATAAGTGTATAACTTACCACCCGACAAAGGAATACCATCGTTGTTAAAAAATTGGGCCGCAGCGCCGCCCACAGGGGAGAGAAAGACGGCCATAATTTTTTACTCGTAGTAAACGGTGCATTTAACAACGCCACTTATGACCACATAAAGGCCATTGGCGGTGTTTAATCCATCAAAGAAAGTGTAGTTTGTTGCCGATACGGGGGTAAACACACCAAGCACCGTAGCGGTTGTGCCGGTTGTTTGTGTATCGTAAACCGTGATTGTTGGGGTAGTAGAAGCGGTGCTAACAAAAATGCCTTTTAGCTTTGCCGGTGCGCTTTTAACTAAGGTTGTTGCTTCAATATAAGCTATGTTGGACATGACAATCCCTTTCAGTTCGTCAAATTATATGCGTTAAAAAGAAAAAAGCCACCCCTTTTGGGAGTGGCCTTTTCCGTTGTTTCATGCCGTTTTAAGGCAGGAAGGTCAGGTCGTAACCGTAGATAAACACATCGGCGGTAGCCGCTGCGCCTTGTGCGGTTGTATTGCGAACGTACAAATTCAAACCGGTGATTGCATCGGTAGAACTTGCAGCAGTGTTCACAACTTTAGCCGCCGTGGTTGCGCCGGTAAGGGCGGTAGCAGAGAGTACAGCAGTGCCGCCAGCCGATGGTGCGGTGTAAACTGCAACTTGAGCCGTGGTCAAGCTAGTGCTTGCATTGCTCAAAACAACATAAGCAACGCTTACCCGACCCGCGACCAAGATCGGGGCAAGGGTGTCACCTACGGAGTTGAGGTTAACCGATTGTGCCGATGCGATCAAACGGATTGCTTGATTGCTCGACAACTGAATCGGATGGTTGCTGGTCGTTTGTGCTGCGCCTGGATTAATGTTAGCCATGATTTATTTCCTTTCTAAAATATGATTAGGAAGCCACACGGCAAGCCAGTTCAGCGTACAAAGGCGCCCAACCATACAAGACATCTACGCGAGTAGGAATACTGTCATTGTTGATTGTATATTGACGCACGATACGCATGGAGAGGCCCAGGTCTTTATCGGACGCACGGCCCGCAAAGACAACCCCGTCAGGCAAATCGAGATCAGCACAACCAAGTACAAATGCGTTCTTGTGCATAACAATGTTTTGCGGAGAAACAGCACCGGCTTGGTTAAACGGGGTCACAGCAGAAGCACCAGGGCTAGTGATAGACACGTTTTGGAACTGACCAGCGGAGATAACAGCGGGGCTAACGGTAACGGCATTTCCGCTAATAGCGGTCACAACGAAATTACGCAGCTTGTTGCTACCATAGGCTTGACGGTTCTGTGGGTTCACGGCGTATACATTTGCAATGGTGAAGGTATCACCAACCAAAGGAGTGAACGTGCCGGATTTTGTCAACGTGAGGGACGATGTTGATGCCCAACCCGTAGTCAAAATGCCGGTATCCGTGCTGGTGTTGATAGTCGCAGTTCCAGCGTATGAACCAAAAGTTTGAGCAGAAATATTTTGATCCATTTTCCAGTTCATGCCAGCGGAGTCACGGCCCATCATGCCCTTGCTGTATTGCAGTCCAATAGTGGTATTGGGTACAAACAAGCCCTTCAAGCTATCCACGATTGTCGCGCCGGTGAACGGTTCGATAATGCATGAACGGCGACCATCGCGGGGCGCACCTTCAGCGTCCAAGTAGGCTTGGGCGGTCAGGTAGGTTAACAACGATGTAGGAGGCGTACCGGCAGTACCTACGATATTGGCGGTGTTCAGCTTTGCCATAGTCGTACCGTCAAAGTCAATTTTATTGGCTACGGCGGCGACAGCAGGCTTCAAGACGCGATCAGAGAAAGCGTCAAGGCTTAGTGCCAAGTCTTGAGTAGTGAACTGTGTCATTCTGTTACTTCGGCTCTCCAGCCTACTGACCCTTTCGGGCGGGGTTGGTTCTTCGACCTACCCTCAGCAACTTCAATCAGGTTATATTGCTGTTCAGACTATCGCATCAGCTTTCGCTGCCATCCCACTTAGTCGTTCAGGCTGCACAGAGTTTCCTCTTGCTTGCCCCCTGTCGCCCACCTCTGGGCTTCCAAGTCAATCAGGGACGGTTTTGCCAATCAAGCAGTCAGTGCAAAAAATGCGTTGTTTGCTGCCTGATATGTGGACATCGGTTTATCCACATGGAACTGTGTCGTCAACGTCAATGGGCTACTCGTCTCATTGAAATCTTCAACGTTCAAAGCTGGGCCGCTAGTGCCAATAAAACGACCAGGACGGCGAATATTTAGGGTTGCTCCAATTTTGGCCCCAGTAACCGCGAATTGATCGTCATAGCTACGCATGACTTCAGAGGAGAAAGTCAACTCATTTTCCAAGACCATCAACGCTTCGTTGGTAATCATGGAGATGGTAAGCAGATTATTGCTCATTTCATTTCCTTAA